CCATCAATTAAAGGATAGTTAAGTCTTGGAACTCCACTTGCTACACTTTCAATCAACCCGCTTTCATTAACTCTCGTTGCCGTGCTTGCTCGTGTAAAGTCAAAGTCTCCACTTCCGTCTGTTGGTTTTAATGAATATATTTTACCAGCTTTTTTTTCTGGTGCAACTGGTAATATTAAACTCGCATCACTATATGTACTCATAATCTAATCTATTAATATTTCGTTAATATAATTTCTTAAACAAAATTCACTTGTACCACTTCCACCATCAGCTAACGACCTTGCTACATACGAATCATAAATGAAATCTATTAGTATAATTGGCTTTCCATAACCTACTAATTCAGCAGTAAAGGTAACATTTTCATCAATAGCATTTTCATCACTTAAACTAATAATGTAACCACGTCCATATTCATCTTCATCAATTCGCCAATCTATTAATGTTCTATCTCTTTTTATATTTTTTAAATCGTAGTATGTATGTTGTGTACTACTTAAAAAATTTTCTAAAACCAATCCATCAAAAGATATATTATAACTTTGATTTGTCGGCACTTCTGTATTCCACCCTACATTATCTCTTGTCGTTGTGTTTAACGTTTCACTTTCTTCACTAAATGAATGACTTGTTAAACATCCAACAGGTAGATAACCTGCACCACTATCTATATATAAAATTCTATAACCACCGTTTGTAAACATAAATACAAATTTAATTAAAATTAATTTAACCCTTTATTGTAGGTTTAACCGAGTTTCCATAGTCATACGTTAATTCGTAATCTAAATCTGAAAGTGTTGCATTAAAGATTTGTCTTAGTTTTACGTTTGTAATATTTGTCTTAGAATTATAATCTAAAGACAATGGTATAAATAAACCACTTACATTATTTATCGTAACAATAGACAATGGTTCTACAAATCCATATACATCACCTGTAAACTCTCTTGATGTATCTTGGCTCAACATCATAGTTTCCTCTCCCATTAACTCCAGGATAACTTTTGCTTCAGTAACACCCTTTCTAAACCACGTTTCAGTTGGTGTTGTTTCATCAGCTTTATAGATAGTACCATAGTAAAGATCTGATGGTTGATCGCCTACATTTACCGTTTTAGTATCTTTTACATTTGTTGATGGGTTGTTTTTCCTTTGGAATGTATGAAATTCGCCTTGTTTTAATCCATCTGATGTAGATTCTCCTTGTGGTGATACACTTATGTAGTTTAGGTAAAAAGTACCTGTTTCATCATTCGTTTGTTCTGGTGTCCATATTTCAATAGTTATATTTCCTGCTATCGGTGCAGCAGGTAAATCTACTAATATTTCAGTATTAGAATTTAATTCACCACCAAATGAAAAAGCAGTTGTATCTGTTAGTGTCCATTCAGCTGGTACTGCAAAAGGATTAAAGTAATAAGTACTACCACCTGTTAATACCACCTTATAATTGAATTTCCCCCAAAATAAAGTAGTTGTGTTTTTTGTTAATGATGTTGTTTTAAACTTTATATTGTAGTTAATTAAATCATCTGCTAATACTGCAATCGTGTTACTTGTTAGATTCTTTACCGATGCAGTTGCATCAAAATCTAAATCTACACCATAACCACTTGTATTTAATGTTAGGTTTGTTGATGAATTTATTGTCCATTCTGAAATAGTACCACCAGAATGTGCTAAATATACATTTTCTAATAAACTTAAATCTAAACCATATTTGTAATTGATCCGATATGCACCGATACTTTTATTGTATGATATTACTTGGTTTGAATTACAATGATGTGGATAATAGCTATCTATTTGACTGCCTAAATCAAAACTAAAATCTTCAGTAGTTGTTGTTCCATAACTTGTACCTAAAAAATTATATTGGAAAAATGTCGGTGTATCATCTGCAAAAAGTTGATTTATTTTAAATATCCACCATTCGCCATTCCAAGAAACTATTTGAGCGTTGTAAGGTTCTAATACATCACGTAATACTTCTTCACAATCCATAATAGTTTCTCCATCATCTTTTACAAATCTATCGGTATTATAAAATACATTGTCTAATACATCTAAAGTTGTAGCTAAACCAGTGTAGTAAATATCAATGTTTGTATTTATATTTTGTCCTAATCCTGTTCTAAGTAAGCAATTAGATATTATTTCTAATTGTGATTGTTTACCTGTGTATTGTAAACCACTTGTGTCAACATAAGCTAAATCTTTTAAGAATGATAAACCATCTGTAACATCAATATCTATAATCCATTTATCACTTACAAAATCTTCATAAATACCATCAGAAATTAACCATCCTTTTAATTTAAGAACGCTATCACGATAATAATAAACTAAAAATTGTTTTTCATTCCCAGAATATAAATCGCTATATGTTTGTGTTGTTGATGCTTCAAGGCTTAATGTTAAACCACCACCTCTAATTGATTCATCAACACTATCAACTTCAGACATACTATAAGTAACATATCCATTTATTTGCGTTGGTACTACTGGAAAACCACCATCTTCTTTTTGTATCACGCATTCATTTAATACACCCTCGTCATCGTAATATTCAAATTCGTAAATTGAACTAAAAGCCATTTATTTATTATTTGATTAAGTAATTGTTAAAGTTCCACCTAAGTTTTTATTTCTTGCTAATGTATTTGATAACACGCCAACTAATTTTTGACCTGCAATTTCAAACACAACCGTTCCACCATTACTACTTCCAGAATACCCACCACTTGAAGATGGTGCAGAATATCCACTCCCTATATTTGGTGCAGAATAAGAGCCACCACCACCACCACTTGAAGATGATCCTCCACTACCACCACTTGATGCAGTACTACTCGCAAAACTACTAATAGCACTTCCAATAGCAATTAAAGCAATACCAGCTACAATAGCTGCGATACCACCACCAAAGGGATTTTGCATTGCAGTTTTAAGTGCCTCACTTGCTAAACCAAAAGCTAATATAAGTTTACCATAATGTACCATTATACCACCTAATGAACTAAGCAACGCATTTCCAGCAGCTTCTAAAACATTACCACCACTTGCTAAAGCACCACCAATAGCTTCTGCAAAACCACTAATAGTATCAAACTTACCTTGTTGCATTATTTGAGATACAGCTTGGTTAAACTCTGCCAATCTTATTTTAAACATTTCAGCTTGTTCATCAAAATCTGGTGGAAGTACTTGTAAAGGTGTTTCAATACTTGATAAATTAAACGCTTCCCTACCTACTATATTAGCTTCTGTTAATCCATTATATAAAGATTCTAATTCTTTTCTTGGTTGTTCTACCTCTATTTTTGGCGTTAGCTTTATAGGAATTGCACCACCTAAGTCATTTACAGCTTTTTCTAAATCTAAATTATCAAGTTCAATACCTTGTATTTTACCCTCTAATTTAGCACCTTCTTTTATTAGTTTGTTATATTCGCCTTGTAATTGGATTGCTCTTTGTACTGAGAAATTACTTCCACCTCTTTCTTTACCTGCTCTTAATTGTGCTAAAGCATTTGCATTTTCTAATTGTATTGCCTTTTTAGTTATTTCGGCTTTCTTTTCGGCTGCTTGACGTTCTAATATTAAAAGTTCTTCACTATTTTTCACAATCATATTTAAAGCAGCAGTAGCCTTTGCTCTTTTTAATATGTTTGCAGTTAGTGTTTCAAACGTTTTAGATACTTCTCCGTTTAGTATTTTTTCTTTAGATACATTACCTAAATAACTTGGATAAACTCTTTGCAACTCATCAACTGCTCTTATTCTATCTTCCATTGATAGAGTTGTATCTTCAGCTTGTTCTTTTAATAATCTTAGACTTATAACTTCTTTTTGTGAAGATTGAGAGCCTTTAATCATAGCCTTATCAACAGACTCTAATCCATCTACATAATTCTCTAAAGATTCAGTTAGTTTTTCTTGTTCTTCTTTTAGTTGCTTTGCTTTATCTTTAGTTTTAAATAAAGTATCTCCAAATATTAACATTGCAGACGTTATCAATGATATTCCTAAAGTAATACCACCAAAGCCTTTTAAATCTCTTAGCATTGCTTTTAAAGCACCACCAGTACTACCTGTACTTTTCTTTAGATAACCAAATTGTTCGGTTAAGTTGGTAATGTTATTCGAAACCCCCATTAATCCAAAAGGTGCATCTTGTACCGTTCTACTAAATGCAGTCATAGCAGAAGCACCATTAGCAGTACCTTTTTTTAGCGTACCCATTCCCCCAGTACCTAAATCTCTACTACTTGCATTTAATTTAGCTAAATCGTTTCGTAAAACTTTTGATTCGTTAGATAGTGTTTTTTCAGCATTGGTAAGTTTTAACATTCCCTTACCGAAATCACTTTGAGATATAGTACCTTTTTTGTAGTCTAATTCTAACTTTGATATTTCAGCACCTAACTTAGAACTTTCAATAGCGTTATTTTTTAATTGTGCCTCAATCTGTTTAGATCGTGTTGCAAAAGTACTTAACGCTTTTTCAGCATCTTTTAATCCTTTTTCTAACCCTTTAGTGTCAGCACCAATACCTACTTTAAGTTGTTCCACTTATCTTGTTTTTATATTGCTCTTGTGCTACTTTTATAGCCTTTTTTTGAGCATCTGTTAATGTTGGTGCAACTTTTTCTTCAAGTTGCATAAATTGGTCTATTTTTACAGGTTTCTTTTTAGGGTGTTGCCAATTAGAAACATAAACTTGGTATGCTATTGCTCTAACTTTATACCATTCTTTTTTCTCCAATCGTTGATATGCGTGTAACCTTATACAAAATTCCGACCAAGTCATATCGTAAACGTATGTCAAGGTCGGACATTTTAACTCTCCGATCGCAACCGATATAACATCAGATTGCCAATCTAAATCTATTTTTTTTTTGTATCAGAACCTTTTTTTTGTTTTGGTACATCTTTAGTTAATGAATTTGTAAACACCTCTAAAAACTTATTTACATTTCCATTTACAAAACTATTATCATCATCTAAACCATCTACAAAAGTATTGTAATCTTTTATATCTGTTTTACCATCCCTAATCATTGCATACTCATAAGAGTAGTACATTAATTTAGGTGCATATAGAAAAACATTTACAGATAGCTTACTACCTAATTCATCAATACTTAAATTTAGTTCTTCAAGTGCTTTACCTAAGAATCCCAAACCAAAACGAAAATTTACATCTTCGTTATTTATTGTTAGCGTTATTTTATTCATTTGTTGTTGTTATATTATGGATTCGGTGCTACTTGTACAATTTCTCCACTTCCAGATAACGAACCACTAAATGTAATTAGTTCATCACCAGCAGGTGCATCTTTTGATAAGTCTGTTAAGATAGCAGTACCATAATCGATATCTGTACTTGCATCAGCATAAGTAGTTGTAATACTCCATTCTACAACTGAATTTGCTACTGATCTTATTTTATCTCTTAGTTCAGCCCAAGATTCTTTTGATGCTTCTGGTTTAATGTATTCACCCTCAAATGATATTTCATAAGAGTAACTACCAGCAGTTCTTGTTACAAATCCTGGATCACATTTTGTTTGGGATTCTATTACGTTTCTTGTTTCAGCTAAACTGCTTGAAGTTAAACACGCAAAAGGTACATAAGCTAATCCATCCCATAGGCTTAGTATTTCTGCATCCCCTTTAATTAATTCTGACATTTTGTTATTTTATTTTATTATTAATAAGTACAAATATAATAAATTAAATTTATACACTTTTTTGTTACTATAAGTTTAATTTATATAGAACTCTATACGCAAAAACTTTCTAAATACATTTTCTGTATTTGTTAAACTTACTAAATCATTTGGAAATGATTGATGTTGCCAAACAATACTTAAACCACTTGCCACGTCTAATGTTAAGTTATCGGTTGCTGTTTTTACTGCATCTAAAATGTTATCTGCAAACACTCGACTACCTGTGTTTCCTGTTCCGTTATATTTAGTAAAAATATCTATTAAAACCGAACTTTGCCAAGCATCCTCACATTTATTAGATTTTATCACTTGATTTGTTTGTGTTGTAATTATAGTATAATAATCTGGTATTGTTTTACCTGTTACTCTATAATCATAACATTTTATTGTTTTACCATCTACAACAATATTGTTAATAGCGTTGTAAATAGCTTTTCTTATATACTTATCTGGTAGGCTTTTAGTCATTTTATCAATTATATTTCTTTGTTAAATCATCCAACACATCTTGTAAATCATCAATGTATTGCGTTCTACCTTTTACAAATGCTGGGTATAAAAATGGTCGTGGTGTTATATTAACTTGCTTTACACCTTTACCTTTAAATTGTATTGCTATCTCTTTCATTTCTTCTGGCACTTCTACCAACCCACCTGTACCAAATTCCATATATGCACTATAATAAGCACCTGCAACTATTTCATAAAACAACGGATCAACTTCTTGTGTAAATATTTGGTTTCTAAGAAACCCATCTTTTACAGGTGCTAATCTCTTTGCATCGGCTTCTATTTCGTGTGCAACTGCAATGGTAGTATCTTCTACCATTTGCTTTGCCTCATCACCAAACTTTTCTAATGATTTTAATATGTTCTTTAATCCTTTAGCCATTAAAATAATGTTTGTACATACGCTAATAAACACGCATCACTTGTTGCCAATCCACCATCCTCAACTGCTCTATTTACATAATTCGTATAAGCTGGTAAATATTCATCAAATGGTGTTAATTCGCTTACTTCTTCTATTTGTTGTCTTGTAGCTAATAAAGTAACATAAGAGTTGTTAAAATCCTCGTTTATAGGCTGTTTTTGTATCACATACCTATAACCACTATACTTTATGAATTGGTTAACGGAATTGTACGTTATATCGCTTCGTTTACGCAATGTAATCACTATTGTATTACTTCTATCTGCTACTCCTAAATCATTACCTAATGAAACGTTTGATTTAGTGTCTAAGGTCGATATATTTGCCCACATTGTAGTAATTAGATAATCACGTTCTAAATTACCACCATATCCATCTTCATAGCTTTCAGTCTGCCATAACTCTACTCTTTTCCTAAATCTTCTTGCCCTCATATTATAGTAAGAATCTTTTATTTTGATGTAATACTTCTTTTGATAATTGACTTAAACCTTTCTTTGTTGCACCTCTTTCTTTTTCTCCATAATAGTTTAATTCTATCATTTCTAAAGCTACATCTATTATATCTTCTGGAACATCTGCTGGATCTGTATAACCAACATTTAGGTTTAAATAAACATCAGTACTTTCTGTTGTTGAATAGTATGTGTATAATGGTTTAATAGTTCCTGTTGCAGTTGATGGTGTATTTAAAGTATTTATTGGATGGTCGTAAACTCTTACTTCACAATCTTGGAATAAGTAATCTTTATCCCTTGCGTAAACTAATACGTTAGTAAACTCCTCTACATATCGTAAAGCACCCTTTATCATTCTTGTTATATCGGCATCATCTTCGGTCATCGAAGTATCAACACCTAAGTAGTTTTTAGCAGTCGCTAAAGTAATTACGTCTAAATAAGCCATTATGTTTTTATTTTATACAAATATAATTAAATATAATTTAAAGAAAAAGAGCATACACATTAAGCGTATGCCCTTTAACATCAACCAACAAATAAATATTGTTTAATTATTATACAGCAGTGAAATCTCCGTAGATGATTGCATCTGGTCTGTGTATTGCTAAACCAACTTGTGCTTCAATACGAGCAGTAATGTTGTTCTTTCTGAAGTTGTCCTCATCTTCTGTTGAGAATTGTAAAGAAAGTCCTTCAGTAACTACCTTTTTGATAGTTGCCCAATTACCTACATAGTATTTGTTTGCAGCCATAAAGTTAGCTTGGAATAATGGAATACCATTAATAGCCAATCTACCATTTACTAAAGTAACAACTCCTGGCAATCCGTAACCAGCACCAGTAGATACTTGTGTTTGCAAGATACTATTGTAATCAGCAGGAGAAACAACAATACCATCAGTTGACCAGTTAGAACCTGCTAAAGTAGCAACCTCATTCATCAACATTTCGATTTTGTTTTTACCTGTAATTACTTGAGCAGATGCAGTTGCAGCAGCAGCTAATGCAGTATTGAATACTGAATTTTCTCCATCAAAATAAGAACGTCTTAACTCTCCTGGTAAGAAACTTTCTAAGAAAGGTAAGTTGTTCGCCATTTTACGAGAATAAACACAGAAACCAGCAATGAAATCAGTATTTACATCAATCATTGAAAGATCGTAATCTAATTGACCTTTATCAGAACCTTCTGTTTGTGTTGCAGCAGCACCCTCTGAAGTTGTTCTTCTTGGGAATGTGTAAGTACCATTACCGATATTAATAACTCCTACTAAATCAGAAAAGTTTAATATTTGGTCTGGAATAGTTGCAACAACATCGCTGAACGTTCTTGGTTGGTCACCAGTCAAAGATGCAGAAAGTGTCATATTTCCAACAGCTTTACTTTCTAAGTAAACCTTATTGCTTTTTACTACATTCTTAATAGTTTCATAACCATCAACAATCATAGCTTTTACAGTGTCAACACTTCTTGATTCTTTTTTGCTTTTCTCTTGCAATTTTACATCTAAAGTATTTGCGTGGTCTTGAACCTCTTTTAACTTAGCTTCAAACTCATCTTTCACTTCTTTTACTTGGTTATCAATAACCTCTTTATGCTTTACTTCAAATGATTCTAAAGCATCGTTAATCTCTTGTTTAGATTTTCCCTCTAAACTATCAGCCATATTTTTTAATTCGGCTTGTAATTCTTTAATCTCCATTATTTTAATGTTTTGTTAAAATTCTTAATTGTTTCTATTATACTTATCGGCTCAACTTCTAATGGAGTGTTAACAATTAACGGCTCTTTGTTATCGAGTGATTTTTTTCCTAATTCGTATGCTTGTTTCTGTAATTGCTTCAATGCAATCTCTAACAAACTAAATGTATCATCTGTAAAAGTTCCATTTCTGAATGCTTTTAAGATTAATTTATGTTGGTTGTTTACTTCTTTTAATGTAAGTGATTTAAAACCTGTAAATGGTGTTTCTGGATTTGCACCTAATGTAACATTTGATCCCTCGAATAACTTTACTTCTTTTATAATCCTTGCACTTGCTTTAGTATCGTAATCACTTAGTATTGTTTGAAATCCAATAGAATGTTCTTTTACAATACCAGCTTCATATAATTTTAAGGTATCTGAACTATAAGAAGTATCTATTAAAGGCTCGCTTTCAAAGTACAAACCTTTACTATCTTCAGTTAATACACTAAACTTACCGTGTGGTTGCGACCAGTTATGTTGATTAAGAAAGTAAATATCATTTTTACGTTCATCAATAGACTTTTTAAACGCACCTTTAACAATAATATCACCATCATAGTCTTTATTATCAAAACCAGATAAGTAGCCAGTAATAACCCTTTTCTTTGTATCTACGTCTTTGACTTCACCGACAATAGATTTATAGCTTAATATTTCATTCATAAGTACAAATATAAATAAAATTTATTAATACGTTTTTTAGTATAGAATTTTCTTATACTTGTTGTTTATTTCAATATAAATTGTATTTTTGTAGTTAAAATCATTAACTATGAAACACTTATTAGAAATATTAAAAGATAACGGATTTAAAGAGTACCGTGTTACATTAAGTACAAACAAAAAAACAGTATTAAAAGATAATGGAGATATAGAGTTAATCGCCACTTATACTAATACTTATACCCAAAACAATAATATAAAAGACTTTTCTACAATGGCTGCTGGTGGTTTAACCAAACACTTTGTAAAAGATAATGATATGTCTAAAGAAGTTATATGGGGGTTAAGAGAATATAAAAAACCACCTAACCTATTACAACCTATATTAGATATTGAATACGATAAAAGTAATGGTTTTTTATCACAACAAGATTTAACAGAAAGGTTATTAAAACAAGTTGACCATAAAGAAATATATGATAATCTGTTTAAGAATAAAAAGTATAAACTAAAATCTATTAGTTCTAATTAACTTACCATTCTTATCACGCTTTGGTATTTGTGCAACCGTACATCTACAATTAATAACATTACCAGCACTTCCTTTTGGATCACCAGGAAATAGTAATTTTTCATTACTTACATCAAAGTTTTTATCTAATGGTACTTTTACGCCATTCATTTCGTAATGGTCGAATTGCGAATCTGGTGGTCGCCTTGTTCGTGCATCTAAGCTACTAATCCATTCCTTTTCCATTTCAATACCACTAACTCTACTCGATGTTACTGCTGAAAAATTAGCTGCTGCTGTTGTTTCTGTTCGTGCTATTCTTAAACTTTGCCAACGATACCAACGCCTTGACTTTATTAACTTTTGTAAATCGGTTGTAATTTCTCGTATTGCCTTTCCATCGTTTATTCCTGTGGCAATAATCTCATTAATAAATCTAATGTAGTGATAACGTACACTTCTTATTCTACTACCACCACGATCTAAAATGTATCTTAATAGTTCACGTTCAAATAATGATATAAAGTCATTTAAACTAAATGCTTTTGATTCTATTGCTTTTATTTGTGCATTGATTTGTTTACCTGTTCTTTGTCCGTGTTTAAATCCAACGTGCTTATAAACTTCTTGATAGGTTGTATAAAACACTGATTCTTTTATAGCACCATCAATAATAGATTCATAGTTTTCTTCATTAAGTGAATTAAAAGGAATGTTATTAGCTAATTCCTTAAACATTCGTTGAAACTTAACTACTGCATACTTTTCATAACCTTTATGCCAACGAAGCCATTGTTTTCTGTATTGTACTCTCATTCATTAGGTTGTTGGTTTAATGGGAAGTCATTAACTGCTTGGTCTAATGTTAGAATATCACTCATAACGGTATATTCATTCATATTACTATCTTCAATCGCTGAATATCTTAAAGCTAAACGTGCTTCATTTCTGTTTAACATACCAATATCAACTGCCGTTTTAATCCACTCCATCATCTTAGCAATATCTTGCTGCATTTCTGGTAGTTCCGTTATATCGTGTTCAATGCAAAAACCATTATAGGCTTTATATCTTGGTAGTATTTGACTATTGACAGCATTATCAAATAAATCTAAGTCTGGTAATATTGTATCTGTTACTACTTGTTTTCTGAACTGATTAACATTGTCATACTTAGCACCATCATCATTATTTAACAACTTATCTGACCAACCTAATACATTACAAATTTGCTTGGTATCAAATGCTAAGAAGTCAAATAGTTTTAATTCATCTGGAGATAGTCCAATTCTTGTAAATCCTAATTCAGATGATGCACCTTGTATATTAGCTAACTTATCGGTGTTATCATCCATTTCTTTTAACCTCGACTTTAATTCTCTTGCTTGGTCTGCATTTAACGGAACTCCTTTACCGTGAATAAATCCATAAGCACCACCACTTTTCATTGTCTTAACATTCAAGTCTAATGCTTCGTTTGATGATTGCGTGTTTCTTAACGCTGCTCTTAATGGTGATTGTCCGTATAAATGTGATCCGTTTAAATCAAAGTTAGGATTTGCATATTTTATGTGTACTACATTTTCAGCTTCAAAGTCTATATATTGCATTCCTTGTATTAAAGTATAATGTGATATTGGACTTTCTAATCCTAACATATCGATATTATCTTTTAATACTATTTGTGTTAAATGTGATGGTAATAAATACCACGCTATTGGTTCTCCTTTATTCATCCCCTCATCTGGACATAACAAATATATATAAGCATTACCATTCAATGCCATAAATGTTTCGTACAACTCTTTAAACTCTTTCCACGTTTGTAATGGGTTTGGTCGTTCTAAAGGTAAATCTGCATATTCAGCATCAAATGCTTTAGATTCGTATAATAAACGCTTAACTTCTTGTTGGGGTGTTAAATCATATTTAGTTGATGTTACTAATCTATCACGCTTTCTTTTCTGGTTTTTATCTACAACCTTTTTAACGTTAAAAGGTACTGAAGATAGTTTGTTTGCTCTTTGAGATACTACCGAATAAATGATTGGATTGATGTTATACCCATCATCTATATACGTTTCTCCTTTATCATCATAGGAAGTAAAAGAACCACCAACCCATTTAAGAAAAGCATCGTTATATTTATTCATTGATTGTTTTACACCACTAAAGAAAAAGGGGTTACGAAAAGACAATTTAGCCATTATAAGTTTTATTTATATAAATATCAAAAGTAATAAAAAAAATCGATATAGTT